GTTTTGAACTTGAAAGGAATAATGCGTAATGAAAAAAGCACAAAAGATGGCTAAAGTTGGTAAGGTTATGCATGAGTTTAAGACAGGTACTCTGCATAGTGGCAAGAAAGGCCCAGTAGTTAAGTCTAAGAAGCAAGCTATCGCTATTGCAATGAGCGAAGCTAAGATGCCTAAGAAGAAGAAATAATGGCTTTTGATCCAATTACAGCCGGTTTGGATATTCTCGGTAAGATTATTGACCGGGTTATTCCTGATAGAACTGCTGCTGATAAGGCTAAAGCAGAACTGATCACTATGCAAACCCAAGGTGAGCTTAACCAGCTTATGGGTCAGCTAGAGATTAATAAGACTGAAGCAGCTAGTTCTAATTGGTTTGTAGCAGGATGGAGGCCATGTTCAGGATGGATTTGTAATATTGGTCTATTGTACACATTCCTAGTTCAACCTGTTCTAGCTTGGTTATCTACAATTGTCAGTATTCCTGTACCTCCAGCCATTGATACAAACACGCTAATGGTGCTTTTAGGTTCATTATTGGGTGTAGGTACGCTGAGAACAGTAGATAAAATTAAAGGAGTAGCTTCCTAAGTCATTGACTTTTTAGCTAAAATAGTGTATAATGTCTGTATAGACAATAAGGATTAATAATGGCAATTCCTACCTATCTTGAGATGGTGAATGAAGTACTGATTAGGCTTAGAGAGCCTGAAGTTACTTCTGTATCTGATAATAGCTATTCTAAGTTGATTGGTAAGTATATTAATGACGCTAAACGTCAGGTAGAAGATGCTTATAACTGGAATGCTCTTACTGAGACACTAACTGCTACTACTGCAGCTGGTATCTTCAGTTATGTGCTAGAAGGTTCTGGTACTAGATTCCGTATCATTGACGTTCTTAACGACACTGAAAACTTCGTTATGAAGTATGGTGAAACTAAGCTAATGGATCAGTGGTTCCTTATGGCTAATCCAGAGCATGGTAAGCCTTACTACTATAACTTTAATGGTACTGATTCTAACGGTAATACACTTGTAGACTTCTATCCTATTCCTGATGGTGTTTACAATGTCCGTATTAACTTGATTCTATCTCAAGTTCCTCTAGCAAATAACTCTGACAAGCCTCTAGTACCTGCAGAGCCTATTATCTTTGGTGCTTACGCTAGAGCACTAGCAGAGCGCGGGGAAGACGGGGGCTTGGCTTCTTCAGAAGCATATCAACTATATCGTTCTTCGTTGTCTGACTTCATTGCTATTGAAGCTAACCACTACCCTGAAGAAATTGAATGGAAGTGGGATTGATGAAGACTTGCACTAAATGTGGTGTGGAAAAGGAATTAACAGAATTCTCTAAAAGAAAGAATGTTAAGGACGGTCGCACTAGTCAGTGTAAAAAATGCCAAATAGCATATAATAGAGAACACTATCATGCTATGCCTGAAGAGAATAAGAAAAAAAGAAACAGGCAGATTTCTCTTACTAGACGTGGTATCACACAAGAACAATATGATGCTATGTACAAAGAACAACAAGGATGTTGTGCTATTTGTGGCAAACACGAAAGCAACATACTAAGGAATAGATTGAATATAGATCATTGCCATACTACAGGAGCTATCAGAGGACTATTATGTCATCACTGTAATGCTGCTCTTGGACATTTGGAAGATTCTGTAGATAATCTAACAGCTGCTATTTCATATTTAAAGAGAACGAACAATGGCCTCTAATGTCGTAACAGCTACCTTGCAAGCGCCGGGGTTTATGGGCTTGAATTTGCAAGAGTCGGCGGTAAACTTAAATGCAGGATACGCGTTGGAATGTTTCAATTGTATTGTAGACCAGAAAGGCCGTATTGGTAGTCGTAGGGGTTGGTCTAAAGTAAATACTACTTCACTAGGTAGTTATGACTTTGAATGTATTGCTGAATTTATCGACCATACTGATACTTCTTATACCTTTGGCTGTGCTAACAATAAAATCTATAAGCTAACAGGTGCTACACTTACTGAAATGACTTATGGTGGTGTAGGTACAGCTCCTACAATCACAGACAACAACTGGCAGACAGCTACAGTAGGTAATAGACTGTACTTCTTTCAAGAAGGCCATAAGCCATTAGTATATGATCCTACAGTATCAACTACTCATTACTATGTAGTACAAGAAACTGCAGACTACGTTGCTACAGTGCCACAGGCTAACTGTGTTACCTCTGCTTATGGTCGCTTGTGGGCAGGGAATACTGCTACAGATAAAGATACTCTTTGCTTCTCGGATTTGCTCAATGGAAATGTCTGGAACACTGGCACTGCAGGTACTCTTGATCTTTCTACTGTATGGGTTGGTGGTTCTGATTCTATTCAAGGGATTGCAGCTTTTAACGGATTTTTGTTCATCTTTGGTAAGCGACAAGTACTCATTTATAAAGGTGCTGAAGACCCGGCTACCATGTCTCTGCAAGATATTGTCAGAGGAGTTGGCTGTGTGGCGAGAGATAGCATTGCTTCTACTGGCTCTGATATTATTTTCTTGTCTAATGTTGGTGTAATGTCTCTCCAACGTCTTATTCAAGAGAAGTCTGCCCCTTTGCGTGATATCTCTATGAATGTACGTGATGATTTAGTAGGTAACTTGCAGAATGAAAATACTGCTAATATTAAAGCAGTTTATTATCCTAGAGATGCTTTCTATCTGCTGACATTTCCTACTACGGGTTATACTTATTGTTTTGATACTAGAGCAACGCTTCAGAATGGAGCAGCTAGAACTACTATCTGGAATCAGATTAATCCTAAGAGCTATTGTGCCAAAGCAGATAACTCATTACTAATTGGTAAAACAGGTTATATTGGTAGATACGCAGGTTATACGGATAATGAATCTACTTTCCGTATGACGTATAAGACTAATCACTTTGATCTCGATAAACCTACTAATATTAAGATTCTAAAGAAACTTGGTTGGGTTATTATTGGTGGTTCAAATCAGCCTATCTCTATTCTTTATGGTTTTGATTACTCAGAAAACCTTAGAGGTTCTTCAGTAGTACTCCCAGCGGAAGGCGCAGCAGAATATAACATCTCTGAATACGGTATTGGTGAATATTCTGATGGTGTTGTACTAGAAGATGTATATGTAAATACTGGTGGTTCTGGAGAAACTATTCAGGTGGGTATGGAAGCAGATATTAATGGTACTTTTGTGTCTATTCAGCGCATTGACCTTTATGCAAAACTTGGTAAGATTCACTATTAAGGATTAAAAATGAGTGATTACACACGTATATATAACCTAACAATTAAAGATAGCCTTCCTACGGGTAACTCTAATAAGGTTATTAAGGGTACTGAACTAGACGTAGAACTTAATGCAGTAGCTGCTGCTATTGCATCTAAAGCAGACTCTAACGATCCTGTTTTTACAGGTACACCATTAGCTCCAACAGCTACGTATGGTACTAATAATACTCAACTAGCTACAACTGCTTTTGTACAAGCAGCGTTGCAGGCAATGTATCCAGTAGGCTCAGTCTATATTAATGCTACTGTAGCAACTAATCCAGCTACTTTGCTTGGTTTTGGTACTTGGGTAACTGTTGGTGACGGTAAAGTACTTACTAACCAAGATACAGCAGATACTGATTTTGATGTACTTGGGGATACTGGCGGTAGTAAGTCTTCTGTATCTAGCCACACTCACACATATTCAGGTAATACTGGAGGACATTCTTCCGACCATGCTCACTATTTCTCTACAAGTGCTAACGGAGCACATAGCCATGACATTCGATATGACAGCGGTAGTGGCACTGCACGTACCGGCCTAGGAGGCGGTAGTAATGGTGCTTATGTTACTTGGGAAGGCGGTGTTGTAGGGGGTGTAGGAAACCACACACACGATGGCTGGACAGGTGGAACTAATAGTAACCACTCCCATGCTTTCAGCGGTACAACAGCTTCTACAGGTTCTTCTAACGGTAATCTAGTTCCTTTTGTTGTTGTACGTATGTGGAAGCGGGTTTCGTGAAAACAGTTACTTGTCAGTTTTGTAATAAAGACTTTGAAGCAACACGAAGCGATGCAATTCGATGTAAAGACTGCAGAGATTCTTACTTAAAAGAGTATAGAAAACGCCCAGAAACTAGACAAAGAAAAGCAGAACAGTATAGAAAAGTAAGGGAAGCAGCTTTTGCAGGATATGGCAGTAAGTGTGAGTGCTGCGGAGAAGATAAGTTTGAGTTTTTAGCTATTGATCATGTTAATGGTGGAGGTAGAAAAGAAAGAGAAACTATGTCTACTTACCAAATAGCTAGGAAAGTAATTAATTTAAATTTTCCAAAAGAATATAGAGTACTTTGTCATAATTGTAATCAAGCTATCGGATGGTACGGGTATTGTCCACATCAAAAAGACAATGCTTAATATTGACAAATACTTTCACTCATGGTATAATTAAGTTTTAATACTTGACTATATTGTGAGTGAAAAGATTCCAGTAGTAATAACAAGTAATTACGTATTATACCTAGAAAGAACTCCTTGGAATGATCTATTTATTCATTGTGATTTTAATGGTAAATGGAATAAGGAAAATAGGAAAAAGTTCTTAAAAGATTTAGATAATCTCTGTAGTAGTCAAAATGAACCTATATATGCAATGCCTTTCATTTATGACAAACGTATGCAGACATTCTTAAAGATTTGTAAGTTTATTAAATTAGCCGATGTAGTATGCGGCGATGGTGTAACAAGAGCAGTACATATTTGGAGAAAGTAATATGGGTTCGATTGCTAGTGCAGTTGGTGGATTGGTAGGTGGCATTGGTGGCATGATCTCTGGTGATGCCGCTGCAGGTGCTGCTAATGAACAGGCAGATTATCTTCGTAATCTATCGGCAGAACAGCGTAAGGCTATTACTGATGCTGCAGCTACTGCTGCTGCTAGAGGTCAGTTTAAACCTGTTACTGTAACTAGCAGCTTTGGTACTCCACAGTACACCTATGATGCTTCTGGAAGACTAACAGGTGTAAGCTCTACTCCTGCTCCTTGGCTGGCTGATCTTCAAGCGAGACAACAAGGTTTGCTGCCACAGTACATGGGACTTACTGAGTCTGCTCTTAGTGCAGCTCCTCAGTATGCTGCAGGTGCTCAAAGAGCTGTTACTGGTGGTGAAAGAATGTATGGCCTTGCTGAACAAGCATTGCCTACTAGCTATGATACTACTGCTGCTACCCAAAAGCTTTATAGTCAGTATCAAGACCTACTTGCACCAGAACGTGAAAGACAACTGGCTACTACTCGTCAAGGTTTGTTTAATACTGGTAGAACTGGTCTAGCAACAGGCGCTACTCAAGCTGGTGGTATGCTTGCTACTAATCCTGAAATGGCTGCATATTATAATGCAGTAGCTCAAAAGGACAAAGAACTTGCTATTGCTGCTGAAGAGAAAGCTAGAGCAAATCTTCAATCTGATATTGCTACTGCAGGTAAGCTATATGCTGGTGGTGCTGGTGGCTATACAACTGCCGGTGATCTACAGAATCAACTATATCGTAATGTAGCTGCTTCTCAGACACCATTTGCTACTGGTATGGCTGCTACTACTGGTCTAGAGTCTACTGCATATACTCCAGTAACTCAAGGCTTTAGTATGGCTACTCCTGTATCTCAAGGTGAGCAATATGCAGGTACTATGCAATATAATGCTGCTAATGCAGCTGCTAATGTAGCCGCTCAGTACGCACAACCAATTGCTAACTATCAATATCAGAATAGTGCTTACAGCCCTTGGGGTTCTTTGCTACAAGGCATGGGTGGTACACTTGGTCAATCTAATCTTGGTAGCTGGAGTAGCTTGTTTGGTAATAGTGGTCCGGTAGGTCCTCAGATTAGTAACGCTGCTTATAATAGTCAAGATGCTTATGCAGCTCGTCTTAATGCTGCTGCTGGTTTCTAATAAGGATATATAATGGCACAAGATATCGTAGGTAGTCTATTTGGTGCAACACCTCAGCAAGTTCAAGCTGATATTACTAATCCTATCTTTAATAGAGCACAACAGTTTGCACAACTGAATCCAATGCAGCAAGCTCAGTATGGTATCTACTCTGGTGGTGCTATGCTTGGTCAAGGTGTTGGTGGTTTGCTTGGCGGTGAAGACCCAAGACTTGTACAAGCTCGTCAGATGCAGCAAGTTAAAGATTATGCTGCTCAGAACAATATTGATGTAAACTCCCCTGAAGGTCTAATGCAGCTTGCTCAATATGCGAATAGTATTAAAGCTACTGAAGGTGCTATGTATCTTGGTCAGCAAGCTCAACAGATGAAGAAGACTCAAGTAGAGACTCGCCGTACTGAAGCACTGGCAACTAGAGAAGAATCTAGAAATGCTAAACTTGATCGCATGGAGCAAGAACTACAAGCACTTCCTCCTGATGCTACACAAGAACAGATTATTTCTATTGTTACTAAGTATGGTGACGCTAATACTATTCTTAGAGAATATAGTGATAGAGCTGAGAAACAAGCTAAACTAGCTGCTGAAGGTGGTATTGGTGCTGCTGGCAAACCCGGCCCTGTAAATAAAAATGGTGCGTATCGTGATATAGATGGTACTATTTTTGGTGCTCCTGAAATGAAGGATATACGTCAAGAATTTGATGCTGCTCAGAAAGTAATGAATGATCTAAATAAGATTACTCCAAAAGATGTATCTGATGCTCAATCAATGGTAGTTGATCCAGAATCATATAAACTAACTAAGAAAGCATTTGGTTCTGAAAAGATGATTTCTGCTCAGACTAAACTTGCAGCTTCTCAACTGCTGCAACAGATTGCTAGTCTTCCTAAAGGCTCTGCATCTGATAAAGATATGGAAGCTGCTCAGAAAGACTTTCCCGGATATCAAGACGCAGTAGCTCTAGCTAAGTGGGTTAATAGAACTAAACAAAAACTACAAGATAGAATTGATAAAATATCTATGCAGTTTAACTTTAAGCCCACTACTGTTAGTTCTGGTTATATTGATGTAGATGGTTCTGGTAGAAGTCTTCAAGGTTTTGTAGTTCCAGAACAGCAACAACAAGCACCTGCTCAGGCAGCACCTCAACAACCTCAACAAGCCGCTACAGGCTGGAGATTGAAATAATGGCTGAAAGAGAGTATACAGTAATAGCTCCCGATGGAAAAGAGGTTACTCTTATTGGTCCAGAAGGCGCTACTCAAGAGCAAGTAATTGCACAAGCACAACAACTGTATAAACCAACGCAAACACCTAAGTATGATCTTGGTGCGGCTGCTCCTTTGATTAATGCTACTAAACAAGTTGTAGAAAAAACTTTAACAGCTGGTGCTGGTAATCCTCTTCAGCGTGTTGTTAAAGGTGCTATTGTTAATCCTGTTTTGGGTACGCTACAACTTACTGGTTCTGAAGGTGTTAAAGAACTAGCGCAAAAGGTAGACACAGCCACTCAACAAGGTAGAAAAGAACGTGGTAGTGAAGGCTTTGATTGGGCTGAGTTCTTTGGTAGCTTAGGTAATCCACAAAACTTTCTAGTTCCTCTAAAAGCTGAAACTGCTTTAGGTACTATTGGTAAAGGTATTGGCGCTGGTGCAGCTGCTGGAGCTACTCAACCAGTTTTGGATGAAGACTTTGCTGCTGAGAAGCTTAAACAAGTTTTATTTGGTGCAGGGGCTGGTGGTCTTTTGACAAGTGCTGGTATGGGTCTTGGTAAAGCAAAAGAATTCTTTGCTGAAGCTATTAAGCCATTTAGAGAAGCAGGTAGAGACAGTATTCTTCTTGCTAAATTAAAGGAAATTATTCCTGCAGATAAGTGGGATGCTGTAAAGAATGCTTTAAGTCTTGCAGGTACAGAAGATAAAGTAAGAGCTGCTCAAGGTCTTCCAACAGCAAAACAATCTGCCGCTGAAGCTACTGCTAATATGCCAGAACTCACTGGTTTAGCTGCTTGGGAAAAAGTTCTAAGCAAGATTCCGGGACTGTCTGGTAAGTTTAATGCTTTCAGAGAAGCGGGTGAACAAGCTCGTTATGAAAACATTGCTAGTCTGGGTGGGAATAAGGCTAATATTACTGCCGCTGAGACTGCTAGAGGCGCTGCTACATCTCCTCTATATCAAGCTGCGGATGCAGGTGCTGTAACAGTAGATAATGCTTTTAATGCAATGCTATCTAAACCTTCAATGAGTAAGGTAATGGAAAGAGCAAAAGCACTATCTGATGAGCAAGGACAAGTATTTCAAGTAGGCCAAAGTAGAAGTAGATTTGATACATTGACTAATCAGCCTATTAATTATTCTGAGGCAGTTCTTCCGGGGACTAGTATTCATAATATTAAATTGGCTTTTGATCAACTTATTAAAGACCCCGCTACTTTCGGTATTGGTCAAGCAGAAGCAAATGCTATTAAAGGTACACGTGCTCAATTCCTTAAATGGGCTGAAAACAAGCTTCCTGAGTATGGTGCTGCAAGAGAAACTTTTGCTTCTATGAGCGAGCCTATCAATAGAATGAAAGTTGGTGAACAGCTAGAAAAGGCTCTAAATACTCCCCTTGATAAAGAAAGAGCTGGTGCTTTTGCTAATGCTGTTGCTGATTCTTCTAATCTTCTTAAAAAAGCAACAGGTCAAAATCGTTTTACTAGTCTGGATCAAATACTGTCTCCTGATGAATTAAAACGTGTTGACTATGTAATGGAAAGCCTAGTAAAGAAGGAAGCAGCTAGAAAGTCTGGAGCAGCCACTACTATTGATGCGAATATGATTGGTAAAGAAGGCCACCAGTTACCTCAATTCCTTAGTGCAACTGCTACAGTAGCCAATACTGTGCTACGTATGGCTAGAAAAGATGCTAACGCACGTATCACTAACAAGTTTGGTGAACTTCTGATGAATCCTACAGAACTTGCAAGATTCATGGAAGGTGTTCCTTCTAAAGATGCTAATGCAGTAGCTAAAGCTCTAAATTGGGCATTGCCTCCAGCTTCTAGGGACGCTCTTGCTGCAAGACTGCGTGTAGGAGCTCCTGCTGCTGTATATGAACAGGAGACTAAACCTGTAGATTATAAAGCAGGTGGTGTTGTAGCCCCACAACAGCCACAACAAGGTCTGTTTCAACAACCACAGTCAAAGATGGAAGCTATCAATACCATTGCACAAGCTGCACAGCAATATGGAAAGCCAGAGCTTACTGGCCTACTGACAGGTATTGCTAAAGTAGAATCTAACTTTGATCCTAATGCTAAGAGTAAGTCTTCTACAGCTGCGGGTATGTTCCAGTTCACTAAGCCAACTCAAAAGCAATATAATCTTTCAAATCCTTATGATGCTCATGCTTCTGCAGGGGCTGCTGCTCAATATATTGATGATATGTTGAAAAGATATAAAGGAGATAAGGTTAAAGCTCTTGCAGCATACAATCAAGGTCCGGGTGTAATTGATAAAGGTCTTAATGCTGCTGGTAGAGCTTATGCTATGAAAGTACTTAACGCTACTAGAGGTGGTTAATGACATTCCAACTAAGCCAACGCTCTCTTGATCGTATGAAAGGCGTTGATGAACGTCTAGTTAATGTGGTTAAGAGAGCTATTGAGATCAGTGAGATAGACTTTGTAGTTACTGAAGGTCTACGCACTAAAGAGAGACAAGCTCAACTGCTAAAGGCCGGTGCTACTCGTACAATGAACAGCAAGCACATTGTAGGTAAAGCTGTAGACTTAGCTGCTATTGTAGATGGTTCTGTACGCTGGGATTGGCCTTTGTATGCTAAGTTAGCAGATGCTATGAAGAGAGCTGCTGAAATCCTTAATGTAGAGATTGAGTGGGGTGGTGATTGGATTACTTTTAAAGATGGTCCACACTTCCAGTTAAAGGATTAGTGTTTCTCAAAGTATACATTGTAAATTATAAGAAACAAAAAAGCCCTGCGGTGTTCTGCAGGGCTTCTTCTTTTGTGCTACTTAGATTTCGCAGTTACCTCCAGTACAAGCTAGAGTCTGTGCTCCTTCAGTCATGTCAGAGTTTTCGTAGACTTGCAACCCTGCCCAGTAGATTTCTTTAGGCATCTTTGCTTGTGCTTCTTCATACTCTTCCTTAGTACATGGTTGATATGGTGCTTGTGCGTATGTGTGATCGCTGAATGGTAAGAATGATACACCTCCGATATAGTCAAAGTTTTCGTATACCCAAGCTCCAACTTTGATCCATTCTTCCTCCTTAACATAGACAGTAATACTCGGTTTGTGTTCCGTCCAATACAACTGATACATCTTGTACAGCTCTAGCTGCTCAATAGCATTAGTTTCATCACGCATTACAGCACCTTTAGCTGCCTTTTGTGGGAAACTAAACACCAAAGTATTATGAGGTTTAGTAACATCAGGCTCACAAGGGAAACCCATATCCTTCATAAACTGTGCCAGTGGGTCTTTCATATCGGCACGAACAGTACGGATATAGAATTCACTATAAGCAGGATGGATACCAGACGAGCAAGATACCAACTGCGACACAGTACCAGAAGGCTTAACACAAGTAATAGCAGCACTTGGATTAATATTGAGCATAAGAGCATATTTCTTATTTACCTCAATAGCATGATTCTTCATCTCTGTAAGCCACGTAGAAGCATCGCCAGTAGATTTAGACAGAAGATAATGATCCATAATACCTGTCAGCGATACACCCAACAGACGCTCTTCTTCCATGTTCTTCTTCCAGATAGAACGCAGATACTTAATGTCTGTCAGCGTAGACTGAATAGTACCAATCAAGGTAGCAATACCAATCTTATGCTTCAGAGACTCTAGAGTATCTTCTGGGCGAATAACTACTTCCGATAGGTTACACGTTTGAGCACTGCGGAGAATAATCTCTGAGCATGGATTTGTACCCCAATCGTGATCAGGATTACGCCGACCCAGTAGTTCAATATGCTTTTTCGCAGCTTGTCGGTTGAAGATTCCTCGCTCACCTGATTTTGATT